CTGCTTTCCGCCCCCCGCGAATCCGTGGGATGTCGTACACCACTATGTTCGCACGTTCCGAATGGCTGCGGTTGCGATTGATCTTCCGTACGTCAGCAGCACGGCCATCGTTGACACGGCGGATTGGGTGTACGACAACGCGGGCGTGTATGTCGCAACGGGCATGAACTTCACGGGAAGCCATGTCGTTGACAACAACAGCGGCACCTTCGCATATGACCTTGACTACGGCGGATGCGCTGGTTGCACGGAATTGGTAGCCAATCCAAAAGGCGCGTACACGGCGACGCTGAACTGCTCTTACGTTCAACGGGCAACGTACCTGACCTCGCCTGCCTACATGACGATTGCCAAGCCAGCGGGATACCTCAATTGGACATGGGAGGTGACTGCCGGGGTATTCATCACCCGCGACGGCGGCGGTGTCATTCAGAACGCGGTCAACCTTGCGCCGCTCACGCTGGCCGCTGCGCTTGCGGCAATCAACGCACTTCCTGAAGTCATTGCAGCCGCCATTTACGGGCCAATCGCTGCCGACGCGCTTCCGGCGGCGATGATTGAGGACATCGCGGCGCAACTTCTCAACGTGGTGCCCGTGCAGATGCCCGTCCTGCAAATCCCGCGAGGGCTGACCGAACTGTATCAGAACGGGATCATGGGTCCGCGTTGGGTGCTAGGAACGCCGACATCGCAGGTGTCGTATTTCTTCACGCACCCGACCGACAGCACGCTGAACTACGGAGGTGGGCAGACGCAAATTGCGGAGGATGCTTTCTGCAATTGCATCAGCACGGTGTTCAACGATTGGGAAAACCTGTACGACCCCGTGAACGGGGTGAACGAGATCAACTTCACCGGGCAATGCGATTACCTGACGAACGTCCCCACATGGACTTGCGAATGCCTTGGCGGTGGTTCAACGCAGATCGTGTGTTCTGAAACCGCCCCATGCGGCCCGTCGAATCCGGTGCTCATTGAGTTTGCCGCGTTCGGAAACCAAGCCGCCGTATGCGGCACGGGGCAGGTGATGTGCAGCCTAAACAGCACGATCAGCCCATCGTCATGCACAAGCCTGTCAGATGACGAGGTGTGCGGGGAGTGCTACTGCGCGGAAGGGTTGCTGTCGGCCTGCTTCTATGAGCAGACCCGCGACGCTTGGTACACGGAAAAGCAATACACGATTCAAAGGCTGTGATGGCTCGCATACGGTTCAACACGAAGGACGGCGAGTTCATGGTGGAGGCGCACGCCGATGGCACCGTCGCCGTGCTTTCGTTCACGCCATCGCCCAGCAAGACTGCGCCGATGCGAGGTTTGGGCGACGCTGTTGCCCGCATGACATCGGCAATCGGGGTCAAGCCGTGCGGAGGATGCGGAAAGCGGCGTGAAGCCTTGAACAAACTGGTGCCTTTCAATAGCGGTGACAATCCGAAACCGGAAGGATGACCGATGGGAAAGCGACGAGGGAAAGCGCAGCCCGCATTGAAGGCAAGGCCGAAAGGCCCGCCCCCGCCGCCGTTCCGCGCCACGCATCACGGGAAGAACATCCACATCATTGACTGCGACCCGGTGCGGGCAGGGTGGGAGCAATGGTTGTTGGTCCGCTCGGACGCACACACGGACAACCCAAAGAATGATCGCAGCGCAGAGATGCGACATCTTGACGAGGCGATGGAGCGTCGCGCAATCATAGTGGATTTAGGTGACTGCCTAGACCTTATGCAAGGCGTTTCGGACAGGCGGCAAAGCAAAGCACAACTGCGCTCGTCGCAACTTGCCGCCGCGTACTTTGACAAGGTGATTGATGACGCAGCGGAGCAGTACGCGCCCTACGCGCAGAACTGGTGCGTCCTTGGGCAAGGCAACCACGAGTCCGCGTGGCTTAAACACCACGAATCGTGTCCGACCACCAACCTCGTCCGCACGATCAAGGTTCACAACCCCGCGAGTCAGATGGGCGCAGGCGGCTACGGCGGGTGGATCAAGATTCGTTGCCAAGTGAACAACTGCCGCATGACTTGGACGATGCGCTACCACCACGGCAGCGGCGGCTCGGCTCCGATGAGCATGGGCGTGCTGGACAGCCGCCGGATGTTCTCATGGGTCGAAGGTGCCGACTGCATCGCGGTCGGGCACAACCACCAGTCGAACATCGTCGGCATTGCCCGCGAGTACCTTGAGACTCGCAACGGGGTGTACGAGGTCCGCAACCGCCATTGCGACTTCATCCGCTGCGGCACGTACAAGCGGGATTGGGGCGACGGCTCGGGCGGGTGGATCGTGGAGAAGGGCTGCGGCCCGACCCCGATCCGGGCCAAGTGGATCAGGCTCTACAGCCGTTGGGAGGCCGTGGACGATCCAACCACCGGGCGCAAGCGCGGCCACCCGCGTCTGGCGTGGGACATCCTCGACGCACAGTAGGAGGCACCTCATGCGCGTGCGCCTCGGCGGCAAGTATTGGCGGCTGCGGTTCGCGGCCAACATGAAGGACTATGGCGACATGGTGGACCCAGGCAAGGCCGAGGGCCGCCTCATCCGTGTGGGCACATGGCAGGGCGAGGAGGACACGCTCGACACCGTGATCCACGAGGCCCTGCACGCCTCGCTGCCCCTGCTAGACGAAGCAGCGGTCCACGCGACGGCCAACGACCTGTCCCGCCTACTTTGGCGGCTCCGGTACAGGCGCACCCCGTAAGAAACTCTTACAAGTTCTCCTTTCCGCTTACGGGATAGCCAGAACGAGCCAAAACGCATTCGACACCTTATGCGGACCTGTACGGGGCATCGACAGGCGGCGGCGTATCATGCGGGTGCGGAGGCGTGGGTCTGCGGGTGTCGGAGCCCAACCACCCACACGGGCCGGCGCAGAAGGGCCGCGAGGTACCGCCCGCCGGCAGCGCGCAACCGTTGGTGTAGCAAGAGCATCCCGCCCAGGGGCAGGCACGACGAAGCTCGTGCGCTGTCCCGCAAACGAACCGCCCCGCAGATAGTACTCAAATGTCTTTCGGGGTCCAGAATTGGTATGGTGGGGGCTATGGCCCGCTCTCGCATTTACAACGAAATCGCCGCTCGTCTTGGTTTGGCAAATAAAGTTCACTTTAGTGCGGTTATTTTGGCCGATATTGCCCATGTGCTGTCAAAAGCGCAGCAACGGCATTCCGAAGCCAAGCGATACGTCGAACAAAAGATTCGGCAAGGCGACTTGCACACACAGGGGGGAGCGAGAGGCATGAGCCACTCTGCATACGACAACTTTGACTACATGATGAGAACTTGGCTTGCCAAGTATCTCAAATCACGCAATCCCGAAATCCGAACCGCCGCGAAGAATGCGTACGCGCAAATTGAAACCATGCGCGATTACTGGCTCTCGCAATACGACAAGTATTCGTGATCTATTCCGTGCAATCGCACGGGATAGTTGTGTCATCAAAGTGCTGGAACAGTTCGCCCTGCACCGTGATCTGCGTAAGAATCTGCGCGTAGGTTGGCCGATCCTTTCGGAAGCGCGATCCGCGTGCGGCCTCCTCATTGCTCCACCACGTTGCCCGCTCCGGTTCGGCGCGGATGACGCGCTCAATCCGAGCCATGCCCTTCAGGAAGCACAGGTCGCAGTTCCCAAAGGCAGGATCGTCGTTTGGCAAGCGCAGGTCGAACGGTTGGCGTTTCCACCAAGCAAGTATGTCCTCCCGCGTCACCCCAGCATCAGCAAGAGGCATTGAAATATCGCGCTCCGGGTCGTTTCGCAACTTGGCGACCCGACGCTCTTCGTCGGCACGCAAGCCAAGTATGGTGGTGTATTCGGGCTGTCCACGCGCGTTCATGGCTTTTCGCATTGGCACCACCTTCATGTCGGTGGTACAGAATCGCTGCACAGGACTTGGTAGCCACTTGCGCTTCTTGATGACCTCCGAAAACGGTTCTCCGTCACGGGCCGCAGTCGCGTGCGTCACCTCTGCAAAGCCCGTAACGTCGTTTCGGTACTCAACCCACGTCACCGGGCACCATGCCTCCTCGACATGCCGCACGAAGTCGAGCGTTGTGGAATGCTCTCGCCCGGTGTTCGCAAACATGACATGGCCTCCTTCCGGCAGCGTGCCGCCCCACGCATCAAGGACGTGGCGCACGAGGTAGCCGCTCGTGCGACCTCCGCTGAACGACAAAAGAAACGGCGGCTCGACGCGATATGGGTTCATACTGGCGAGTATATCCACGTGACGAATGCGCTGGTCATGGCGCGAAGTGACTACAGAACTACACAGGTGTGGCGGATTCGCTCACATACGAACGAAACGCCCCGCGGACGGTGAGGTCAACGCGGGGCGCTTCCGGGGGCAGAAGAAGGTGCCGTCCGTGGCACCTGGGCATCCGGTCGCGCCGCGCTTGGCGGCACAAGCCACCTCGCCTCGTCAGAGAGGCACGCCGGATGCCCGGAGCGTAGCACGGGTCCGCGGGGGGTGCAAGCCGAAGCTCGCGCTGCCCGGGAGCCGACCACGTACCCACATTGTACGCACGGGAAACAGAACGACCGCGAGAGCCTCGCGGTCGCCTGCAGAATCTGCTTGCATCGTTCCGCGGGTCACCGCTATGATGCCAGCCGCGAATCAGAACCGCTTGCATTCTAGCGAAGGTGACCCCAGGGTCAAGAATGCCGCACGACGCTCCCGGCGCGGTAGGGGAGCATGGATGTAGACGCAGGGAGGTGACCCTACCCTGCGCCACCGCAAGGTGCGCTCCCCCACGAGGGCAGCGGCTGCCCGTCCTGCAGCGAAATGGTGAAACTCGTGGCATCGACCGAAAGCGCGGCTCCGTGCGGGCTGGTTGATCGTGGCCCCCTCGCGGGGTCACCCCCCCTCCGCGCTCACCATGCGAACTGAACGCTCCGCGACGGGGCAGCGACGGCTGCGGATCGGGGATTGAATCGATGCGGGAATCCGCATCGCAACCGCACACCTACCCCCCCGCGCCCCCTAGACACCGTGATGCCGCCGCGTATACTCCGGGCATGGACAGCACCGGATTCATGGACAACATGGCGCTGATGGAGGCCCTCTGGCCGAAGTTCACGATGGACACGGCGCTGCGCGACATCGTCTACGAGAAGTGGCAGCACCTCCACCAGGACAAATTGCGCGACTGCATCCGCCAGCACCGCCTCGAGCGCGACTCCCGCCCCGACATCGCCGCGATCCACAAGCGCTACTGCGCGATCACCGGGCAGGACCGCACCACGCCCGTCATGGACGCACGGCGCACGCGGCGCGAGGCCAACGCCATCGCTGGCCCGTCCACCGCCGAGCTCGAGGCTTGGGACCATTGGGCCGAGGACATCCTCGCCACGGCCACCCCAGAGGAGATCGCCACCGTGCGCGAGCGCGTCAGCCTGACCCTCACCGCACCGCGCATCCTCGCCGTCGCCGTCGATTGGCACCGCAAGAACCCGCAGCCTCGAGCGGTACCATGACCCACATGAGCCGACGCAGGCGGCCACGCGGGCCCATCCTCCTCAAGGGCTACGACGATTGCCTCCTCGGGCTGTCCTTCCCCCGCGCCAACGAGCCCGAAGGCGTGCCCGTCGCCATCTACTCGGCCGACATGATCGCCGCCAGACTCCGCGACCGCGACGGCATGAACCACCGCGCCGCACGAAACTTCGTCAGCGACCACATCGAGACCCAGGACTACGGCGTAGGCACCTTCCGCATCTGCTGGGCCGCCACCGCCATCGACATGGGCGCAGAACCCGACCCGCCAGAAGCGCCCGAGCCCCCTGCTGCGACCTCGTAGCGTGGTATGCTCCCGCATATGGTCATCAACGACTACGACGATTTCAAGGCCGCGATCACCGAGAAGGTGGCCACGACCGGGGGCACCCGCAGCGGCCTCGCCCGCAGCATGGAGGCCGAAGGCATCCTCCGAGCCCATACCGTGCGCTGCCTCCTCGGCACCCCGGGAACCCGCATCGGCCGGCGCAAGCCAACCTTTGACTCGGTCCTGAAGCTCGCCCGCGCCGCAGGCTTCCGCATCAAGCTCGAGCAAGCGTCGTAAGATCACCAAGGAGGTCACGATGAGCGAGAAATCCGCCGAGAGCGTCGGGGGACTAGGGGGAGGGCATGATCCGGTCCTTCGCCGAGAGAATCGCCAGCACCTCCGCGCCCTCGAGCAGGCCGTCTACAGCGGGTGGAAGATCCCCGAGGAGGCCGCCACCGTCCTCCCACGCGAGGTCTACGCCATCGCTTCCGACCCCAACGCAAGCCCCCGGGACCGCATTCGCGCCACCGAACTCATCGCCGCCCTCCGCAAGGCTGACATCGAAGCCTGCATTGACCTCGACCGAATCAACCGCCTCGACGCAGGCACCGCCACCGACCGCGTCGAGGTCGTGCACGAGATGCCAGACAGCGCCCTCTCGGCCGTCGCCCGCGCCCTCAAGCCGCAGCAGCCCGCGTGCCCCGCAAAGCCAAAGCGCCGCCGCTGACCCCCGCACAGGCCGTCCAGGGCGCTCGGGACAACCCCGCCGCCTTCATCGCCCTCTGCCTCGGCAAGCCCGTCCCCGCCCTCCAGCGCGAGCTGCTCGCCCACGCCCTCGACCACCACGCCTGGTATGCCGAGCTCCCCCGCGGCCACGCCAAGACCTCGACCCTCACCTACCTCTGCGCCTGGTGGCTCGGCAACCGCCCCACCACCCGCATCAAGCTCGTCGGCTCCAACGACGATTCCGCCGCCGCCACGAGCCGCTTCCTGCGCGACATCATCCGCAGCCCCATCTACCGCGCCGTATTCCCCCACGTGACCCTCAAGCCCGGGGAGGACACGATCATGGCCTGGAGCGTCTTCGCCCCGGGCGTGACCGCCCGCCGCGACCCCTCCGTCCAAGCCTCGGGCATCTTCGGGCGCACGGGCGGCCGCGCCGACATCATCTGGCTCGATGACGTATGCGACCTCCGCAACGCCGTCCTGCAGCCCGCGTTACGGCAACAGGTCAAGGAGTCGGTCGCCAACATCTGGCTGCCCATGCTCGACCCCACCGCCGCCCACCCCACCCGGCTCTGGCGGTCGGCCACCCCCTTCCACACGGATGACATCACCGCCGACTGGCGGCGCGAGTGCGAGGGCCGCTCCCTCCTGCGCCGGCCGTGCCGAGGCACCGAGAGCCCGTGGCCCGAGGCGTTCACCGCCGACACCCTCGAGGCCCGCCGCAAGGCCCTCGGCCCGATGGCCTACGCCCGCGCCTACGAGCTCGTCCCCCTCTCCTCGGACCTCCTCGTGTTCCGCCCGGAATGGCTCCGGTACCACGACGAGACCCCCAACGGCTCCCGCACCGTCGCCGCCATCGATTGGGGCTACGGCCGCAAGCGCCAGGACCGCGATGACCCCGACTACTCGGTCTGCATTGTGGGACAGGTGGACCACGGCCGCAACCTGTACCTCACCGACATCCTGCGCGTCCGCGAGTCGTTCCCCGACTTCGCCCGCATGGCCCGCGAGCTCGTGGAGCGCCGCGGAGCCCAGATGGTCCTCGCCGAGGCCAACGGCCCGCAGAAGGGCGTGTTCGACCAGTTCCGCGCCTCCTGCCGCCAGCCCGTCGTGGCCGTCGAGCGCACCACGGACAAGCACCTCCGGGCCGCCTCCGCGCAGCCCTTCGTGGAGCAGGGCAAGCTGTCCTTCCCGCAAGGGCAGAACGGCGAGGTGGCGAGCGCCTTCCGCCCGGTCGTGGACGAGATGCTGTCCTTCCCCGCCGGGGCGCACGATGACACCGTGGACGTGGTCGTGGACCTCTGCGAGGCCGCGGCCCGTGGCACGGTCGCCAGCGCCGGCGGCGCGGTCACCGTTCCCACGAGCAGCCCGCGACTCTTCGACAACCGCCCCGTGCGTCGGCGTATCTTCGGCTAGCAGCGGTAGACTGCTGCCGTGGCCGACGCACACTCGAATCCGCTGATGCCCAACGCCATCCCAGGCGCAGGGCTCCCCCCCGACAAGCGACCGCGCAAGCCGCTCAAGCCGCCCGTGCAGCGCGGCCCCACCGGGCCCCTCGCCCTGCCCGTGGAGGTGCAGCGCACCTTCTTCCGCACCGCGTCCCTGATGCTGCGGAACTCGAGCCTCGCCTACAGGCTCGACCCCAACTACCAGGCCATGATGCGGATGGACGCGGACATCGAGGGATGCCTGCGGTCCCTGCTTGTCACGCTTGCCGGCCTTGAGTGGGCCATCATCCCCGAGGACGAGGAGAACCCCCGCCTCGTTGAGCTCGCCCGCAGGCTGACCGACATCGTCAAGGCCGTCCCCCGTCGCAGCGACCTCTTCCGCGCCCTGCACGAGGCCGTCTGGTACGGCTGCTCGGCCGTCAACCTGGTGTACGAGCGAGATGCCGTCCTCGGCGTGCGAGTCAAGGAATGGGTGCCGTTCGCAAGCGACACGCTCGCCTTCGACCAGTACGGCAACCTCGCCATGCGCGTCGGCAGCGCCTACATCAACGAGCCGAGCGTCACCGACCTCGGCTTCGACTCCCTCGTCCACCTGTTTGACGAGAACGAGCGCAGGGCCGTCATCCTCCACCGGGTATTCACCACCGCTCCCAACTTCAGCGACCCCAACACCAGCGAGACCGTCTACCGCGGCGTTGGTGCCCGTGACGTGTGCTGGTACATCTGGCTGCTCAAGCAGGAGATCCTGCAGAACGCCGCCGCATACGCGGAACGCTACGCCCTCGGCATCCGGGTCGGCTACTACCCCGCCGGCAACGACGCGGCCAAGAGCGAGATGCTCACGATCCTCCAGAACCTCGTGAACGACAACAGCGTCGTGCTCCCGAGGATCGGGCCCAATGAGTCGATGTACGACATCGACATCAAGGACGCGAATGCGGGACGCGCCCAGATCTTCATGGAGATGGTGAACTGGCTCTCGGGCAAGCTCAAGGAAGCCATCCTCGGCCAGAGCCTCTCGAGCGAGACCGGGGGCACGGGCCTCGGCTCCGGGGTCGCCGACCTCCACGCCGACACCCTGTCCCGGGTCATCCGGTACCACGCTGACACGCTCGGCGAGAGCGTCACCCAGGACTTCGTGCGCGTGCTCGCCGGGATGCTTGGAGCGACCGAGGAGGAGGCGCGTGGCATCCGGTTCGCCTTCGCCCCGGAGCGCCCGAACCCCAAGGACCGCCTCGAGGCCATCGAGAAGTTCGTGTCCCTCGGCGGCCGGGTCAGCGAGCGCGAGGTGCGCGACCTGCTCGGGCTCGGCGAGCCCGCAGACGGCGAAGCCGTCCTCGGCGGCAAGGAGGCTGCTGGCGCAGCCGACAACCCCCTCGCCGCGCTGCTTGGGCACGGCAACGAGGCCGAGGGCGACGAGCCCGCTCCCGAGGCTCCCAAGACCGTCGCCATCCGCAAGCGCACGCGATGACCCGCCAGGAGCTCGACAAGCACCTGCGTACCGTCCTCAAGAGGGCGCAGGAGTCGTATCGGGTCGCCTTGGCCTCGCAGGTCCGGGGCGAGGACGATGCCGAGGCGTGGGCCGACTTCCGCGAGGCGTGCAGCGCCCTCTTGCTGGCCTCGTGGCTGTTCGGAGCGGCGGGAAGCGTCCAGAAGGCCAAGATCCCCTCCGAGGTCGTGGAGAAGGCCGTGGCCGAGGCGGAAGGCCCGGAGCAATTCGACCGCGACGTGCCCGGGCTGCGGATCGAGGCGGGGAGCAAGTACCTCGCCCCCCTTGCCTCGTGGTTCCGCCGGCGCATCCCCGTGTCCCGAGGCACGTGGGAAACCCTGATCCAAGCCGCGTCCTTGAGCGCAGGCGACGTGACCGAGCACGAGAAAGCGCACGCCCTCGCCGACCTGCGGCGCAAAAGCCCCATCCTAGACGGGCTGCTGCGGGGCATCGTGAGCCGACCCGGCACGGCAGGCATCACCACGGTCAAGCGCATCACGGACGGCACCTTCTTCGTGACCGGGATGAACCAAGAGCAGACCCGCTTGGCGCAAGAGCTTGTCGCCCAGGTCATTGAGCAGAAGCCAGGTCGCAGCACGGTCGGCAAGCTCATAACCAAGATGAACCTTGGGGACTTCGTCACCACGACGCAGGCCGTGACCGGGACGGCCCTGACCACGGCGCGACTGGAGACCGTGCTACGCACGAATACAAACAGGGCGGCCACGGAGGGAGCGGCCGAGGTGCTGCGAGAGCCAGCGGTGCAGGCGTTCGTGCCTCTGGTGCAGTACAGCGCGACGAAGGACCCACGAACGCGCGAGGAGCACCGGGCGATGGATGGCTACGTGGGGACCATCGAGGACTTCGACCGGATGGGAATCTCGCCCCCGTGCGGATTCAATTGCCGATGCGCGTTGCTGCCTGTGCCAGCGGCGATGGCGATGGACAAGGGCTGGACGCGCCCGGACGGCACGGTGAATGCCGCAGCGGTGCGACGGCACAACGGGACCAGGCAGAAGCTCATTGAGGCGGGCAGGTTCCCCGATCCGGGCTTCGTGAATGCGTGAACACAACGGAGGAACGCTACGATGCGGGACATGAGCAACAAGAGCGCGAAGGCGAGGATGGGCACGAACAAGCGCGTCATCCGAGCGCGTGGACACGAGTTCCTTGCTGAAGATGAAGGCAAGTGGACTCGCATCAGCATCAAGATTGATGGGCATTGGGAACACGCCGCGACGGTCAACACGGACAATCAGACCGCGACGGAATGGATTGAGGCAAACGCGCAGTCGGGCAATCCGATGCGTTGGCTGCCGTCTGCCTTCTCCCGCCCCGGCGCGAAGGCGAAGATGGGGAAGTTCAACAGCGGCGATACCGTTGTGGTTCCGTATGGACGCGAAATGGTGCGCGGCAAAATCGTCCGTTACGATGAGCCGGGAATGTTCTATGTCGTGGACATTGGCAAGTACGAGAGCATCAAGGTAGCCAAAGAGGATGTTCGCAAGGCTTCCATGTCCCGCCCCGGCGCGAAGGCGGCGTTCTCTGTGAGTGACGCAGAGGCATACGAGCGCGGGGTAAAGATGTCGCAGATGGCTGCGCTCATCCCGAACTTCCGCGAGGGAGTGCAGGCCAATCCGTGGTTCCAGTTGGGCTATCAGATGGGCGTGAAGCACGGCCCAAAGGCTGGCGGGATGATGTCGCAAGCCAAGAGAGAGTTTCCTGCGGTCGCAGCGCGTCTAAACGCTTCCCGCCCCGGCGCGAAGGCGAAGTTTGGTAAGCCGCAGTTCCGTGTTCGTAAGTTGCACAACGGATACCTCGCCGTTGATGTCAATCAAGGAAACGGGTGGGAGCGATATGACACTACGCACGAGGATTCGTGGGATGGCTTGGACGATTATGAGCGCGGATATGAAAAGGCATATGCTCGCGGATTGCGATGGAGCGGCGGCGCGTGGCGCATCCCGAGCATCCGCGCCTCCCGCCCCGGCGCGAAGGCGAAGATGGCGAAGTGGACGGTGACCCCGACGCAGAAGCACGGCAAGGACATCGAAGAACACACGGCCAAGATCGGACGAGATCATTGGAAGATTGACTCCATGCCGCACCTTGGCAAGAGTGTTGGATCGCTTTACCGTTGGGATGAAATGCGTGGACTTCGCCACATTTCCACGGGCAACATCGAACAATTGAAGCGACAGGCGGAAGCCATCTCCACCAAGCAGGACGCTCTATCGGATGTCATGCGCGGCTTTTCCCGCCCCGGCGCGAAGGACACCAACGCGCTCTACATGATTGAGATTGTCGAAGGCGGTCGCGTGACAAGCACGATCACGCCGGATCAGTTCCGAAATTGGGCTGTCAAGAATGTGCCGGGAGTGAGCCGGAACGACTTTGTTCCGACCATGATTGAACGGTGGAACGCTTTGGCTGAAGAGAAGGGCATGGGTTCGCGTGTTCGCATCGGCGGCAAGAGCAAGAACGCCCTGTCCGATGCGTGTTGGTCGGGCTACGAGGCGGTCGGCATGAAGGAGCAGGACGGCAGGACCGTCCCTAACTGCGTCCCAAAGGCCAAGGCCGAGAAGCCCTCCGACCTCGAGCGCGAGGACGTGAAGGCCGGCCTCAAGCTCATGGAGAAGGCCGACAAGGCCGTCAGCGACAAGATCCGCACCCTCATCGCAGAGGGCAAGCCGCAGGACCAGGCAGTCGCCATCGCGCTCGACATGAAGCGCCGAGGAGAGATCTGACATGGACATCACCACCGCACAGAACAACTTCCGCAAGGTCACCGCAGCCTCCGTGGCATCGACCTACACGGCGGCAAACGCCGTCCTGACGCAGACCGCACCCTCTACGGGCCTGCTGTTCGACTACACGTCGGCCGCGGTCAACGGCCAAAACGCCTCCCTGCTGTACGTGTTCCCCTTCCTCGTGTCCGCGACCACCGCGCAGACGAGCATCGGGATGCGCCTGCTCGGATGGCGCAAGTACCTCCAGACCTCGGACAGCACCTTCTGGTACCTGCCCACGGTCTTGGCTGACTTTACGCTCACCTTCACGAGCGGCACCGTCCCGAACTACACCATCGACGGGACGGCCAACACGCGGACCTTCAGCGGCATCACGCAGGTGGCGGGTACGCCGGCGGCCAACATCTACTCCCCGGCCACGCCGGCAGCGTCGAACGTGGAGCCCGCCTACGCCATGCTTGACCTGGCGGGGTCGCAGTACGTGACGGCGCAGTTCAAGTCGAGCGGCACCCCGGACATGGGCTGCTTCTGGTCGACCCTCTGATGAACCGAGCGAACCGCCCCAGGCTCTCGCGGATCAGCGGCTCGTCCTACGCGAGCAAGCTGCTCGGCCGTGCCGGCGACGGCTCCACGCTCACGCTTGACTTCACCACGGGCCAACTCGACCCGCGCCTGACGTTCACGCGGGCGAGCACTGTTGCGACATTCATCAACGCAAGCGGACTTGTCGCTACGGCAGCAACCAACATCCCCCGTTTCGACTACGACCCGACCACGCTGGCACCGCGAGGACTGCTGATTGAGGGGACGGCGACGAACCTGTTCAACTGGTCCGAAACCTTCGACACCACCGGAGGTGCGACCAACTGGAACTGGAGCGTAAACGTCACCAGAGGAACAGTAACCACCACCAATCCAACTGGGGCAAGCGCGACAGTCATCAAGATTGAGGAAACGACCACAAACGGACTTCACGCGCCGTTGACCGTTCCAACCGTATTGGCTTCAACGACCTACACGTTCAGCGTTTGGGCCAAGGCGGTTGAGCGGACATTCGTGCAACTGTGGGAGAACGGCGGATCGGGCGCGAACAGCATGGTCAACCTGTCAACGGGTGCCGTCGTGAGCGAATCCACCGCAGGAATCACCACCGTCACCGCGTTGGGAACGACGGGGTGGTATCGGATTTCCATGCGGTTGACCACCATCGTCGGGCAGGTTACCGCGAACTGCCAACTGCGGCTTTCCACGAACGGCACCACGACCTCGTACGCGGGAACCACGGGAAGCGGCATTTACATCTGGGGCGCACAACTGGAGCAGGGCTCCGGTGCCTCCTCGTACATCCCGACCGGGGCCAGTCAGGTGACGAGGTTGGCGGACTTCTGCTCAATCACCAGCCCGAACTTCGCGCCGTGGTACGGCAGCCCGACCGGGTGGACAATC